CTCAAGAAAAAGTAGAAGAACCTGTAGTTATTTGCCCACATTGTAAAGAACCGGTATTAATAGAAAAATTAAATTGTGGTATATTTAGACACGGAGTTTCAAAGGTAACTGGACAACAATTGGCGCCTCATTTGGATAAACAAAATTGCGATTCATTAAAAGAAAAGGATTTAATATATGGATGCGGTAGACCATTTCAAGTTAAGAGAGATGCAACCCAACTGTTTTTTGCTGAAGAATGTGATTATATCTAAAGCAATTCCGCTTGCGGTCGGTAAGTGGAGCAAAATTATATGCACAACTAAAAGATGGCTACGCAGTAGCCTAACCGCGACCACAAGCGCAATTGTAAAGCGACCGCTAAGCAATGGCTGGCTACAATTGCTAATTTAACATTAATATATTTAATTTCTGTTGTGGTTTATATTTCAAATGATCTGTTTGTTTACTACTAGTAGGGAACTCATCTGCACCATAAATATCTTGTAAAAGTAGCCATTCAAACATTCCTCCACCATAAATATGAACATTTGAAAACCCCAGTTTAAGTAATTGATGATACTTTTTTTCAGTCAGGTCATCATTACAGTGTTTTCCATAAATAATAATTTTAACAGCCCTATTGGATTTCAAATAGTTATCCATAACAGCAACCTCTGAACTAGCAACAAGTGTATTTTTAATTAAACATCCTTGCTCCATTTCAGGTAAAGTATTAAGGAGTAAATATTGTTCTTTATTTTTACAAACATGTTGCATATCTTCAAAGTTGATTTTAATTATAGATTGTGAGTTTCCCATAATCTATAATTTTTTATATTTTTAACTCATTAACTTAAATAATAAATAAACGAAATGCATTTAATGTAATTAATAAAGAAATAAATAATTGAGCCATACAAATACTACGTGAAAGAACACTTTTACTAATTAGATCTAGATAGCCAGTGCTAGTTTCTAAATTAATTGAAATAAAAACAGCATTCAAAATTGTATTATCATTATAAAAAGATTTTAATTCTTTATTCACAATAAAATGCTCATCAATATTATTTAATAAAAAATGATAACAAATTGCAAAAATAAATATAGATACTAAATGAGTTATAAAAAAATTATTCAAATGTTCATAAAACCATTTCATTATATAATTAAAGAGAGAAAATATAAGAGAAAGAGAGAAAATATAAGAAAAAGAATCCAAATTAATTAAAATTCACAGTAATTTCCACCTTCTCTTTTTTAATACTTTTACTCGCCGAAATGGACAACTCTTCTCTCTTCTTCCGGGTTTTCGAATTGTCTACTAATTCTTTTCTTTTTGATGTACTATTTCGAGAATTCATATCTTGTTCAATCTCATCATAATTTTCTTCAATAAATTTAATGATTTTATTTTCCAGAGCCCATTTAAAAAAATTTAATTGTCCAATTGTGGTCTCAATGAATGTGCCGTTTTTATATGGAATACTTATTCTTTCCCATCGACAAAACGGGTCAAATCTTTGTTTACTGTAAGCTTTTAACTTTAATTTGTAATCTATATAGACCTTAAATCGTTTGACCACTTTCGCAGAAATTTGATCAGTATTTTCAGTTTTTTTATCAGGTAGTTCAATATCATATAAAGTATAATATTTCTTTGCATAATTGGTCGCAAACCAATCGACAATTCTTAAAGAAATTTTGCTTTCTCCAGTAATAATCTTTAACATATTATCCAGATTGTTATCGTGCTTATAAAATTCAATTAAATTATTAAGCAGTAAATCATTTTGGGTGGTATATCCGGAAGACATTTATTAATTATTATTAGCGCGAATTGTTTAAATACTTTTCTTGTATTATTCTTATTCTTCTTCTCTTTATTCTTCTCTTATTCTTCTCTTATTCTTCTCTCTTTTCTTTAACTAAAGGAATATTTTGTTGAAGATTATTTACTACATCAGCAAAAGAACTATTTGGCATAAACGGATTTTGTCCTATTTGGCAAATAGGTTCGCGTTCCGCCATCTTATTATATGTATCTTCTCTCTTATTTGAACTACTAAATGGTTCTTGCTGTTGTTGCATAGTCCAGTCATATTCTAGCATTGAATTATGCTGCGCTTGATTATCTACATTATGCTCTAATTCATTCTTTACTTCATTCTTTACTTCATTCTTTACTTCATTCTTTATCCTTCTAGGTGATCTTTCAACTACAGAACCATTAGACCAACTCAACATTACTATTATCAATATTATTTTGTTCTAAATCTTCGGCATCGTCATCAACAAAATCCGTCCTTATAATAACCATATTTTTCGTAAATAAGAATGCGTTTTTATTTTGATTTCGGCGCTTCAAATTGCACTCCAAACAAGCAATCAATACATTATCTTTATTATGTCCTTTTGAATTATCAATACGATCTAAAGTCCATTGCTTCTTCTCTCTTACATTTGAATATAAAAGATATAATTCTTGAGAACAATAGTAGCATGACAATTTGCAACTCTCTAAAAGTTCAAAGACATCCTTTAAAATAACAATATGCTTTGGATCATATATTTTCTTCTCTATATCCTGCTGCTTATAAGATGCCAATTTGCTCATCACTTGACTAACAATAGTTTTATCTATTTGTTTAAATAAATGATCATGTAAGAGAGAAAGTTGTGAATCCAAGTTCATTTTCTCACTTGATATATGAGCAACCGATTTGCGTGGTTTAATTTCTTTTACTTCTTTCATACATTTTTTCATCTGGTATCGATTGCTAGTACCTTCTATTTTGATGACCTTTTTGGTATCCATTTGTATTATATAAAGATAATTGTTTAATTGGGTTATATTATTTTTATTGTTTTTGATTTTAAAAATCGGTTTAGGATATTTAGGGAAATGTTTATTGATTTTTAAAACATTAAGGAATAAAAATAATATAAAGACATAACTTATAAATGAGTATAATGGAAGAACTAAATATTGTCGATTTGATTGAAAATAACCCAATAACTAAATTATCACAAAATTATAATGGTAAGTTATTAAGTAAAATTAAAAATGTATTTAGTGATTTTGAACAACAATTATTTGTTACCAGTTTTTATTGTTACCTAAACTATAACCAGAAAACAGATTTTGTTATTGATTTAGATAACATTTGGAAATGGTTAGGTTTTAGTGTTAAAGTTAAAGCAAAATGTTTATTAGAAAAATATTTTACTGCAGATATAGACTATAAAAAATCGCTGTGCGATAGCGTAAAGCAATCTTTACATATAAAAGGAGGTCATAATAAAGAGATTATTATGTTAACTGTAAAAACATTTAAATCATTTTGTTTAAAAGCAGATACGAAAAAATCATATGAAATTCATGATTATTATATGAAAATGGAAGAAATAATTCAAGATACAATTAATGAAGAAAATACAGAACTTAAATTACAACTAGAGCAATCACAAAATAAAATTATAACTACACAATTACAACTAGAGCAATCTCAAAATAAAATTATAACTACACAATTACAATTAGAACAACAAAAAGAAAATTCTATTTTAGAAAAAGATCTCCTATTGGAACAAACATTAATTCTACAATTTCCAATTAATACAGAATGCATATATTATGGCAAAATAGATAATATAACAGGGGGCAATGAGAAGGCAAATGTAATCAAATTTGGTCAAAGTAATAATTTAGCAGAGAGAATAAAATGTCATAAAAAGAATTTCCAAAATTTTAGATTAATAGCAGCATTTAAAGTAAAGAATAAAATACAAATAGAAAATGCAATTAAAAAACATCCTATTTTGAAAAAACGATTAAGGCTGCTTACTGTAGAAAATCCAAATTATAAAGATGAAAATTATAGAGAGATATTAGCAATTGATAATGATAAGTTTTCCATTGAAAAAATAGATGAATATATAAAACAAATTATTGTGGAAAATGAATATAATATTGAAAACTATAATTTATTAGTTGAAAAAAATGAGCAATTGGAAGAGCAACTACGAGTATTACAACAAGAAAATAAAGAAAAAGATGAAAAACTAGAAAAAATGTCTAATGAATTACAAAATTTTAAACCAGATACATTAGATAGTAAAAAACCGCACGGTAATCTTACTATTTGTAAATATAGTTATTACTTATATGCATTTGAATGCAGTGATATGCAATACAAATGTTCTATTGTTAGACAAAAAGATGTAGATTTATTAATTACAAATTTAACACAATTAGATGCAACTGGATCAATGAAATATAAAGTTAAAGTATTATATCCATTTTCTGAAAAAATAATGGCATTTATTATAAAACAAAATATGAGTACTATTGGATTAAATATGTATGAAGGATCATATGAAAATATTAAAAAAGCATTAGATATTACAGTAAAAATAGAAAAAATGTTAATAGATAATTCTAATGATTTGGAACAGTTTTCTGATATGTTAGATGGTATAAAAATAAATCAACCCTTATGTATTGATGCATCTGAACCAACTGTTCATAAAGCTAAAAGACCAATCGATCAAATTAATAAATTAACTGGAGAAGTTATTGCAACTTTTGAGAGCATTGAAGCAGCGGGAAGAAGTTTAGGTCTCACTTCGGGTACAGCAGTGGGAATTTCTTTAAGAGAAAAACGGGTTTGTAAAGGATTTTTATGGCGTTATGCAGGAGTTTCGAAAGAGCAACAATATGATGATCAACCAGTTATTAAAGTTTGTTGTAGTACAGGTAAACAAATAGCATTTTCAACAATAGCAGATGCTGCTAAAGATGCCATTATTTCTGCACCTGGACTAAGAAGTCGTATTTTAACAAAAGTTCATACAAATGGACATCATTGGATTTTTGGAAAAAATGCATCTCATTATTCATCCCTTTAATAAAAATTAAATTAAAATACTATACTATAATGCCAAAGATGCCTCATCAAACAATGTTAAATATGCCGTGGAAATACTATCCAATTGGATTCGTAGATTTTTGTTATGTAATTATTATGTATATTATATCAGCTTTAGCATTGTCTGCATTAATTAATGGAATAATACTTCCTCCGTATAATGAAGAAGAAACATTAAAAGTAAGCACATTGTATTTAGTATTATATTTGTCTATAATTTTTGCACTACAAGGATTTTTATCAGTAGTAATGTGTGCATTTCTTGAATTAATTCCATCTCCAATAAATGGTCTATTTGGATATAGTACAAGTAGTCCAATTGGAGTAATTGTTAGAAATCCAGCAATAGTCACAATTATATTATTTGGATTATCTACAACATTGAATGGAATAATTAAAATAATATGTGATCGATTTCAAGTTATAATTATTGAAAATCAAAAAAGAAAGGACGAGTTATTAAAAAATGGTTTAATGAATCAACCACCACAAGACCAAAAGCAACCAGGGCAGCAACAAGATCCTCAACAAAACCAACAAACCCATTAAGTTGGAAATAACATTATAATATATTAAAGTGTTTAAATGAGTTAGATGTTAATTAATATATTATACTATATGGACAATAAAGACGAAACTCCAATAAAACATGAAGAATGTGTTGAACTCAAAAATATTAAATACAAGACGATGCTTCTAAGTGGCAATATTCCAAAAGAAACAATAGTGACAGATAATTTAAGTCATTTGGAACAATTTCTAGAGAATGATAAGATCAATAATAATAGTTTGAATGACCAACCGTGGAGCAAATTGGATAAAACAATTAAAACAAAAAAGATTCTACAATATGCCGAAATATTTGCAGAAGAAAATGTTCTCTCTTTACAAGAAAAACAATCATTAATTTCATTTTTAAAAGAGAGTTTAGATCGCAAAAAGTTGCAGCGAATTAAAGATGTAGATTATGATAAAACGTTGGGTCTAATTAAAAGCATTCCAGCATTGCAATATACAAAACAAACAAAACATTTTACTTTGAAGAATTTAGATAAAAGAGTATCTACATTGAAAAGTTTGCCACCAAAGAAGCTGTCAGGCACAATTAAAAATACGAAAATAACAATAGATGTAGATGATGAAGCGCCTAATGAGGAGCAATCTGGAGATGATATAGATATTGATAAATAGACTTAAATCTTAAACAGTATATTATATTTATATAATGGATCTAACATTTGATGACATAGCAGATTTAACCCATATATTTATTGATATTGATATGGAAGAAGTAGACGAATGGATATCAGAATTGATTATGGATATATTAATAGAATTTAATGAATTATATGATAGAATACATAATTTTCCTAATTTAGACGAACTAGAATATGATGAGGAAGATGACACCTCTCCAGATAAATCTTTTTTTTTTAATACTGAACAAGATGCAGAAGAACAAATAGAATCATGTTTGCAATTAATGCATGATTATATTTTAGAAAACCCGACAGAAATGTCAGAACCTGATTTTGAAGAAACAATGGTTGATGAATTGAAAGATCTAATTGAAAATCAATATAATACTTTCTTTTGGCCTTTACCAGATAAAGAAATATTTGATACAGAACTTGATGAGATTATTGGATATGCGCTTTCTCTCTTCTATATTTATTTTATGCCGCCACGTAGTTATCCTAATACATTTCCAATCCACTTTTTAGAAGAATGCGACCGCAAGCGCATTTGCTTAACTAATAAATTGAAGGATTTGAAAGAAGCACCTCAACCAGCGCAACGTACCAAAGAATGGTATGCATTTAGATATAATTTAATTACAGCAAGTAATGCATATAAAGCAATGGATCAAAGTCAAAGTGTTCAAAATCAACTTATATATGAGAAATGTAGTCCACTTTTAACAAAAGTGGAGCAAAATAGTGAGCAAAATTTGCAGTTAAATGTAGATAAAGTAATTACTTTTACTAAACAAATAAATACTAGTAGTCCTATGCATTGGGGGCAAAAATATGAACCTGTATCTGTGCTTTTATATGAAGACATGTATGATACTAAAGTAGGTGATTATGGTTGTATTAAACATCGAACATATTCTTTTTTAGGTGCTTCACCCGATGGTATTAATGATGTTCTAAGTGACAACGGTAAAGGTAACGGAAGATATGGACGTATGTTGGAAATCAAAAATATCGTCAATCGGGAGATAGACGGTATTCCAAAAAAAGAATATTGGATTCAAATGCAATTGCAAATGGAAACATGTGACTTGGATGAATGCGATTTTTTAGAAACAAGATTTAAAGAAATAGAAGAAGAAGAGTATTTAGAAGAAGAACAAAAAAATTTAGATGAAGACCAAGAAGACCAAGAAAATAAACAAGGAATTATTATATATTTTGCATCCATGGATGGCAATCCATTTTATGTATATAAACCATTACATATGATTTACCAATATTTTGAAGATGTATGGTTAGAAGAGCAAATAGAAGCACAACAAAAATGTGGAAGATGTTGGATCAAAAATATATTCTGGAAATTAGAAGAATATAGTTGTGTGCTAGTATTGAGGAACCAAATATGGTTCAAAGAAAATATTGAAGCTTTAGAAAAATTATGGAATATTGTTTTGAAAGAAAGAGAGACAGGAGAATGGACTAGTAGAAGTCCTCAAAAAAGAGTAAAGAAAGAAAAAGAATCTGATAAAGTAGATAAAGTTTCGGTTAAATTCGACAAAGCAACAGGTAAATTTATTTCTATTTAAGTAGTATGACAACTATTACTCCATCTGGAATAACAACTGGATATACAACAACTATTGGAGGAGTTTTATATGATTTAGGAGATTTATTTGCTGCACCTACTACAGGAACCCCTGCAACAACACATTATCAAGATGCTGGTGCAGATTTATCAACCAAGTTTGCACAATATTCAACTCCTTTAACAACATCGCCATTTATTACTGGGTATAATATAAATGGTATAGATATATCACAAATTTGTGTATTATATCCTTTAACAAATGTGTTAAATGGAACAAATATTACTACATCATTTTCAGGAACAACTTATACTATTAATGTTGTATGTTCTTCCAGTAATCCATCTTCAAATAATCCAAGTTTTAATTTTAAATTAATTAGTCCAATTGTATCTGGAACTTTATATGGTGGTCAAGCTGGTGGTGGAGGAGGAACTAGTATTCCAACCACTAATTTTAATACTAATCCAACTACAAATACAACAGTTAGTATTGTTACCGGATTAGGAGGAAATGGATATATAGCAGCATCTACAATTGGTACACCGCCATCGCAAACACATATACCTGCAACAAATGCATCTCCAGGACAAGCAACTACAATAACTTTTAATTCTGCATCAACTCCATCCTATTTTACAGGAACTTCATCAGTTATAAATTCCACAGGCACTCCTGGTGGAGCTAATGGACACGCAACATTAATATTTACTCCATTTTAATTTATATTTAAATAGTATGTCAATAGTTACAGGGTTTAAAACAATATTAGGAGGAACAATATTAGATATAGGACAATTATTTGAACCATATACTTCTGGAATACCTACTATAATAAATATGAAAGCTATTGGAGGTCAAGATTTATCATCATTATTTCAAGCATATGTTACACCAGTATTAATTCCACCATTCAATACAATATATACAATAACTATTGGAATAATTCAATATGATATAGCACAAATATTTAGACCTTTAAATATTATAACTGTTACCAGTGGACCAACACCAGTTATAATTAATACTTCTGGAACAACATATTCTTTATTATTTACAGCATTAGGGACAACTAATTTTACTTTTAATGAAATTCCAATTAGCAATATTACAGGATATATAATAGGTCCAGGTGGAGGAGGTGCAATCGGAACTGCTGGCGGTGGTGGAGGCGGTGGTGGTGGTGGTGGAGGAACTCAATTAATAAATATTTCTTATAGCGTTATTGCATTAACTAGCATTTTTACCATGTTAATTGGTGCAGGTGGTGCAGTAAATCATCATACCTCTAGTCATCTAACTGATTTAACAGTAAATGTTCCAAGTTATTCATATACAGCATATGGAGGAATTGGTGCAAATGGATCTAATGGTGGGGTTGGTGGAGATAATGATACTTCTGGTACAGGTGGTGCAGGAGGAACAGGAACTGGTTCAGGAAGTTCGGGATCAAATTACGGAGGAGGTGGAGGTGCAGGAAGTAATTCTACTTCTTCTGGTAGTAATGGTGGTGGTGGTGGTGGAGTAGCGTATAAGTTTAATACTAATTCAACTCTTTTATCAGGTGGAACTGGAGGTAGTTCAAATAATACTTCAGCTTTGTATTATGGCGGGAATGGTTCATATGGACAGAATCATGGAGGTTATGCAGGACAATATGGTGGCGGTGGTGGTGGTGGAGGTGCTAATGCAGGTGTTGGAGGAAATGGTTGTGCTATATTAACATTTACAATACCACCTTAAAAAGCAGGCAACTCCAACATTTTACCAGGACTAGAACCCAGAATCAAATCATCTTTTGTTCGGTAATATCCAACACGCATACCAGAACTAGAAGGTACAGGACCCAAAGGTTTAGAATAATTCGATTTATTCTTTTTATTCTTATAAAAAGCATTTGAAAATTCAGCACTAATAGCAGTCCCATTATCCGGATTATTAGGATAACGAATATTATTGGTAATTTGCGCATAAGATCCTTCAGTAAAAATAGGATATTCCCACCAAATATCATTATAATTTTTATCACTTACCATATTTTTATGAATAACTGGATAATCTTTATAAAGTAAAGGAACATTTTGACATTCTGGAAATGCTGCACCCATATTAAGATTTCCTAAATTGCCAATACTTTGAAACCCTTGCTTCATTTTTGGGAAAAAAATGATGCTTATTATTAATATTATTAGGAATACTAAGCCAAAGTATTTATACATTATATAATATGAACATAAATAATTGTATTATCTTCTACAATTACTTATAAAACTAAATATTTCTCAAATCCGTTTAATAATCTTTTAGAATACCAACTTTTTGTAGCGGAATCATATTTAGCACCTAATTGTTTAATTTGGTCTTTATCTTGTAGATTAAATGGAATTATTTTATACCATCCTTCTTGCATTTTCAAATCATTTAATATTGGATATAAAATGATTATTTCTTCTATAGAATACCACATTTTTTTTTCTTTATCAAACTCAATTTTAGATCTATCATATTTAGATCTTTCATCATATGGAATATCTAAATATACTCTTAATGATTCATCAGTTAATGCATCTATTTTTAATTTATTAATAGCCAGTTGCATTTGCTCTCGTTTAATTCTTCTTTCTTCTGCTTCTTGTTCTTCTTTAATTCTTCGTTGATCAGCTGCAACATATTCTTCGTGCCAACATTGTTCCTGAAGAATTATTCGTTGATCAGCTTCTTCTGCTTCTCGAATCCTTCTTTCTCTTTCTTTAATTTTTCGTTTTTTGATTGCTTTATGTTCATTAATTTGTTCTTTTGTTAAAATATGTGTTTTTAAAACACAACTACTACCAACTTCAATAGCGTATTCTCCATCTTCAGTCCAAAGAGTATATGCATGTTCTGCCATATCCCAATGACCGCACGCACACCAATGAATATCTTCATCAGTTAAATTTAAATTATATTCATCATAACTTAATTCATCTTTATGATTTTTAGTATATTCTTTTAAATATTTGGTAAAATCATCAAAAGATTGTATGCTATTTAAAATATCTTTATCAATAATTAATGCTAAAAACAATGGCAAATTTTGTTGATGACTTTGTTTATTTAAATAAGGTATACCTAATTCATCTTTATTATTTATTAAAATTTGTAATATAGTTTGTTGAGCAGTTATTCTTAATTCAGAATCTTTATTATCTTTTTTTAAATCAGTTAAATCACAATGAGATTCTATAAATTCTCTAATTTGTGTTGCTTTTGAAATATCATATTTAACTACATTATAATAATCTTTTTCTCCAGTTAATCCAGATAAACATTCACTCATTTTAAATTATTAATATTAAATTAAGTAATCAGTTATATTTCAATTTTTTTATTTATTTACATAACTTTACTTTTGCTAGTGTTTGTTTATTTATAAATAGTTTAACAAAATTAAAAATATGTTTAAATGAACTTGGTATATTATATATATTGCAAATACTCAATTGATCTGAAATAGGTATACACATAACATTAAATAACTGAATAAATTTTAAATATTTGTCTAAATCTGTAATTTTTAAAGATGTCGCATTTATATTAACACTATAATCTTTATGAGTTTTTAATACTTCGTTGCCAATATTAATAAAATGCTGAACAATAATAACACAATTATCAGCATTTGCTATTTCTTTAAAAGCAGGCAAATCAAAAAAAATTTCATTATTATTATTATGATAACAAATTGTATTAAAAGGTGAAGTCATTATATGTATTATAGTTTAATATTTAATATTTTATAATTATAACTTATAACTTATAACTTATAACTTACTATAAAACTCTTGCACTTTTTTATTAATTAAAATTTTAGAAAGATCAAATGATTTCAAAAATAATCCTTCTAAAGATCGGACCCTAGAAAGAGCCACATAAGTTTGACCGCATTCAAATATATCAGATCCTACATCTATTTCCGCCATATCAAGAGATGCACCTTGTGATTTATGAATCGTAATTGCCCACGCTAAAATAATAGGTAATTGAGATACACCTAGACCAGGACATCGTTCAGATGCCCATGTATGCGCTGATAATGGTATTTCTTGAGCTATTTCATTAAATTTTACTAATATTGTTACTGGTCCAATAAATCCAGTTACAATACCTTGACTACCATTACATAACATTTGACCATCATCTAATTCTTTATTAATAATACACATTACTTGCGACCCGATTTTCAAATGAATGATCGATTCGCACATCAAATTATTTGCTAAATATTTCCATTCTTGTTCTTTTTCTTCCAAAGTATAATATTGTTTTTTATTAGCCGTATCCAAGTCGGCAAATTTTTTCAATTCAAACGTTCGTGTATCACCACTAAGTTTAGTCATCTCTCTAGAATTAATTTGCTCAACTTTAGATCGAGTAGGAAATATTTTAGTTGGCATAATTAAAGAATCTTCCGGAACAGATTTACCAACATAACTCATTAATAGATCATAAGATTTGCGTTTTAATTTGCCTTCCCTTAGTTGATTTAAAATAGTAGCGTAAACTTCATCTTTTTGACGAAATATTTTTTTAAGCGCAATTTGATTTACTGGTTCAAATAATATTGACCATAACTCTGATTCAAAACAAAACTGAGAATCTTCTAAATTAGTTGACCCTGAAGCAACTGGAGGCAACTGATAAAAATCGCCGGAAAAGATAACTTGAATACCGCCAAAAGGACGATTAGACCGCCTAACTTCTTTCCCAACTAAATTAATTAATTCAAATAATTTTAAAGACATCATAGAGACTTCATCAACAATCAAAATATCGGTAGTTTTCCATACTTTCTTTTTAAATCTATTTCTCTCTATTTTTTCTACAATAAAATCCGCTTCCGCATTTCCTAATCCAATACCTGCCCATGAATGCAATGTTTTAGCTTTACAATTAAGAAGTACTGCAGCGCATCCAGTTAATGCGGTTACACTAATATTTCTACCTTTACTACACGCATCATCATAAATATATTTAATAAGAGCCGATTTACCAGATCCGCCTGGTCCAGTAATAAATATATTTTGTCTTAAAAGATATTTATCAAATACACATTGTTGTTGTTCGGAAAGTTCTATCATCATTTATACTAGGTCCTGTAATATAATATATGAATCAATTTTTAAATCATTTAACATCCTTTATTACATAAATATGTATGTAAACCTATAAATTCTGCTAAAATATGAAGAATAAATCCTATACTAAATGCTATCCATATAGGGTATTTACTCCAAATATTATTTATTATTGAAAATAATACTACAAATGAAATACCTTCTATTATACTTTCATTAAATAATATTATATAATTTGGTTTAACAAAACATTGACAAAATAATGTATGTAACCCTAATATGTATCCAAAAAAATGTTTTATGAATCCTAATATAAAGAAAAAATATATTGGTTTTATTTTAAACAATGATAACAATCCGGTCAATATAATAAATAATATTGAACAATATATTCCAACAAATATAGATTGCATAATTAAGTCATCTAATTTCATATAATATAATATAATATAATATTATGATACCTAGACTAGATTTAGCATTTTCATATTGGATTTTTGCGTGGTATTTATTATATATATGCAAAATCATAAAATATAATCCATTATTATTTTTAATAATAGGTTTAATTTTTGAAATTATATATTTAATAGTAATAATTTATTATAAAAATTCGCCACTTTATATTTTTCTATTTATATTTATAAATTTTTTTATAAAAGTTCTTCCTATTTGGACATTAAAGAATACTAAAATTAATTATGATGATATTGGCGCAGGGATAATATTATTTTTTATTTATATAGGATGGGTATGGTTTAATAATAAATTAAATAAAAATTATTTTAAAATACTAATTAATTCTATTAAAAATAAAAAACCAATCAGTCCAATTTTATATGCAGTTAAACAATATTTATAAATTTAATACTATAATAAATCTACTTAAATGTTATGATCTATTATAAGTAGAATGGAAAAAGATATGGAGAAAGATATGAATAACCACACGATTACCTCAACTGACTGCTTAGTATTAAAAATTGTAGAATTTGATTTAGATACACAAAAAAGTGATACCGAATTATATATTATTTATGATAACACAAATGGTCATTTTATGATTAGAGGTAAACGAAGAAATACTCGTAAAATTACATCAGTTCCTTATTCATTTAATTGTGATACCGCAGCAGATGTATATGATTTTATTGAAATAACTCTTTGCAGATTTAACCCGATTTCATATACACTATATAATTATGATAATTTAACAGATGATAATACATTTGAATTTTTGCATAGATGCAATGATCCTGCATATGAAATTGTAGGGTATGATAATATATTGCTAAGTAATAATAAAAAACATATCCTGAAAGTACTTAGATCATTAAGAGAAGTATATAACCATTATTAAATTCACTCTCAATACATATTACATTACAATATTTTATTACACTTTATATATTTTTGTAAAGTGTAATATTCAAATACTTATAATTACTATATTAATAATAATATAAACTTAAAACTTTCTTTATAAAGTAAAAAAGATGAATAACGAAGATAAGAAAGAAGTAACCAAAGTAGAAGAAGAAATGTATGTTATTAAAAGATCAGGAAAATTAGAAGAATTATCATTTGATAAAATATTAGCGCGAGTTAAAAAATTAGGACAGGAAGTAGGAATTCATTTAAATTGGACACAATTAGTTATTAAAATAGTAGATCAGTTGCATGATAAAATAAGTACAAGTCAAATCGATGAATTAACTGCGCAACAATGTGCCTCACTCAGCACTCTTCATCCAGATTATGGCACTTTAGCAGGACGTATTGTTATTTCAAATAATCAAAAAAATACGCACTATTGTTTTCATAATGTAGTTGAAAAATTATATAATAGTTCAAGTGTATCAAGAGAATTTTATGATATTGTTAGAAATGGCTCCAATTATTTTGAACCCATGCTAGATTATTCGCGTGATTATTTGATTGATTATTTTGGATTTAAAACATTAGAGAGATCTTATCTTTTTAAAATTGGAGGTAAAGTTGTAGAACGTGTACAACATATGTGGCTTCGCGTAGCCATTGCAATTCACGGCTCTAAATATGATTTAGTTAAAGAAACATATGATTTAATGTCACAAAAATACTTTACACACGCAACTCCGACACTATTTAATGCAGGAACCACTCATCAACAATTATCATCGTGTTATTTACAAGCAATGGAATCTGATAGTTTAGATGGTATTTTTAATACTTTGCACGAGTGCGCAAGTATTAGTAAATGGGCTGGTGGAATTGGACTTCATATTCATAATATAAGAGCAAACAATTCGCATATTCTAGGAACCAATGGTCAATCATCAGGTATTGTTCCAATGTTAAAAGTATTTAATGATACGGCAAAATTTATTAATCAAGGTGGAAAACGTAATGGATCTATTGCAATTTATTTAGAACCATGGCATCCAGATATTGAAGATTTTTTAGAAATGAAAAAGAATCATGGCGATGAAGATATGCGAGCACGTGATCTGTTCTATGCATTATGGATTCCAGATTTATTTATGGAACGAGTAAAAACAAACCAAAGTTGGTCTCTCTTTTGTCCTAATGATATTTTAAAAAAAGAATTAACTTCATTAGCTGATGTTTATGGACAAGAATTCAAACAATTATATGAACAATATGAAAATACTGCCGGATTAAGTAGAAAGACTGTCCAAGCTCGTGATTTATGGTTTAAAATATTAGATGCTCAAATGGAAACAGGGACACCATATCTTTTATATAAAGATGCAGTAAACCGGAAAACAAATCAACAAAATTTGGGAACTATTAAAAGTAGCAATCTTTGCTGTGAAGTAAATATTTACTCTGACGATAAAGAGACAGCTGTTTGTAACTTGGCCTCAATTGGTCTTCCAAAATTTGTGAATGAACTAGACAAAACATTCGATTATGCTCTATTACATAAAGTAGTCAAAGTAGTTACAAGAAATTTAGATAGAGTTATTGATATTAATTTTTATCCAACAAAGAAAACAACAAGATCTAATCTGTTGCATAGGCCAATAGGTATAGGTATTCAAGGTATAGCCGACGTTTTTATTATGATGGATGTAGCATTTCATAGTGACAAAGCAAAAGAATTGAATAAATTCATATTTGAAACAATATATCATGCGGCTTTGGAACAAAGTTATGAATTAGCCAATGCGCGATATGATGCTATGTGTGAATTACAACAAACATTAATGCACGAAGTATCATTTAAAAATAAAGATGAGGGTCCAGATCACATATTTTATTTTGAATCATTAGAACATCGAAAATTTAATAAATTGCAGGCAAATGTAAAAGAAATCCAATTACCTGAAAAATGGGCAGGTGCATATAGTTCTTTTCCCGGATCACCTGCGTCAAAAGGTATATTACAATTTGATATGTGGGCTAATGAAGAAAGAGAGAAATGTTTGGTCTCTAATTTGCCAGTACCTTCAGATGAATCATTTAATTTTAGTGGAATGTATGATTGGATCACTTTAAATAATTGTATTCGAAATCGAGGACTAAGAAATTCTCTTCTAGTTGCACCAATGCCAACTGCATCTACATCACAAATATTAGGATATAATGAATGTTTTGAACCATTAACAAGTAATATATATACTCGACGAACATTGGCTGGTGAATTTGTAGTAGTAAATAAGTATCTAATTAAGGAACTTATTTCACTTGGTCTTTGGAATGAAAAAATGAAAAATAATATTATTGCCAATAATGGAAGTGTGCAACAACTAACAATGCTTACAGAACATATGCGAAATAAATATAAAATTGTTTGGGAAATTCCAATGAAACATTTAATAGATATGGCAGCGGATAGAGGTAAATTTATTTGTCAAAGTCAAAGTATGAATTTATGGGTTGAAGATCCTAATTATAATACATTAACTTCTATGCATTTTTATTCATGGAAAAAAGGATTAAAGACAGGAATATATTATCTCAGGAGAAAAGCAAAACATCAAGCGCAGCAATTTACTTTAGAACCTGAATTAACAGAGAAGAGAGAAAATGATGAAATTTGCGAGATGTGTTCGGCTTAGTGTGTTCGGCTTAGATTTATCTTCTTCTACTTTTTCTACATTTTTTACCCTTTTTTCCTTTTCTACATTTTCTACTTCTTTTCTTTTTATTACTTCTATTTAATCCTTGAGCTGCCATTCCTGGACCAAGAAAAAAATCATCTGGGTTCATTTTTAAAACTCCACCCTCAGGACTAACAAAAATAGAATCCGCACTATTAGTTCGTAAAAATAACCATATAATCCGAATAATTGGTATTTGTTTTTCTAAAGTTATATTACCTAAACGTGGACGTTGTAGTTCTATTAAATATAGATGTTGAAGTCTTGGATCTAAATGTGCTACATGATTTTCTTCAGTATGATCTGCTTGTATTTGTCTTAATAAAATATTTATTTCATCACGATGTGCATTATATTGTTCGGCATTGTGTAAATTAATAATTATTCTATTTAAATGGTCTATACGCGTATCTATATCCATATTTGCCATTTATATAGTTAAGTTATATTTAAATAAAAAATAATTAATTAGTTACAGTTACAATTTTTCTAAAAGTCTAAACATTTAAATCAATATCTCAATAAAATCCGCATTCATCTTCAGACAATCGCGATTTAGGCCAATCAAATATTCCAGTTTGAGTTCTCAATTCATGTTCTTCTTGAGTTTCCTCTTTGCAGTCGCTCTTTTCATCCTCTAGTAAATCTGACAAGTTCATTCTTTCAACTGCCAAAGGTTCAATCCTAGATCGTTTAAGTTTTTGCAACTCTTCATCTGAATCTGAATCATTATCTTCTACAATATTAAAATACATATTGCCATTATCTTCTAGTTCAGGTAATTCAGTATATGTAGTGACACTGGAAGAAGAGGAAGAAGAGGAGGAAGATGAAATTTCATCATCTAAATCCGCAGCAAATTCAGTAGCAAATTCAGTAGTACTTTGATAACAACTATGCTGAAATCTTTCCCAAAAAGTAGAATCTGTATCTTGAAATGCAGGAACAAACTGATTTGTTTCAGTAAAGAATCGGTCATTTATTTTATGAAATAATGATTCACGTTCATTCACTAACAAATTCAAAGGTTCTTCTTGTTCTTCTGCTTCTTCTTCTGCCTCCTTTTCTGCTTCTTGCTCTTCATCATATTCCTGAATTTTCATTTCAAACCATTTCTGCTCATTCAAAAATATATTAATTTTTTCTTCCTCTTCCTCCTCTTCCTCCTCTTCCTCCTCTTCCTCCTCTTCCTCTTCTTCTTTCATAGCAGTTAAAGTTTGAAGATCAACAGGAATACACTGATAAGGTATTTCTCTCATATTAATAAAATAAGGCACATTATCAACTATTTGTATTAATGGCGACTCGTGTAAGCCATATATCTTAGCAGAATTTTCCAATTCAATATCTCCAATTTGAGACCAATCAACTCCTTTCAAATAAGTTTGATTTGCACTTAATGGATTTTCGCCATTAAATTCAACACCTTTATTAATAGCACCACACCCAGTGGTGTCACAATTTTTACATCTCATAATTTGACATCCATTCCATGAACCATACATTTTACAATTTAAACAATTATTTACAACATCTTCTTCAATCTGATCCCGAGGATACAGCATTGAAAATACATTACCTTTATAATGAATCATATTATTTTTCTCACCGCAAATATAAAATTGAGTTTCGTCGTATTGTGACATTTCGTATTAAATACTTATACTATATTTTTAGAAATAGATTTCAATTTTTTTTAAAAAACTTAACATACTATATAATGGATTCAATTTCTGAGTTTAGAAGAAAATATGGACCAAAAAAGAAAAAAAATAATAGTGCATCATATAAAATGGAAGATTGGTTTGAAAATATGTTTCAACAACCTCATTCTAAAACAAGGAAATCTAAATCACCTAAGAGAGAAACAGCAACAGTAGTCGCAGTAAGATTGCCTTCTAGTTCTCCAAGAGTAAGATCAAAATCTAGATCTCCAAGAGTAAATGCAGTTAGTTTAGAAGAATTAGTTGCTCCACCAAAAAGAGAATCTAAAATTGTTATATTAAATCCACTTAGTCCAAGAACTAGAAAACTGCGTAAAGATGCAAGTGATGCAAAACTCGCAGCAAGATTACTTGAACCTAAAGTTCCAATTACTAATCCGAATCCATTACGTTTGAATATGACAAGAAGACTTAATGCTGGGGTAGATGATACTACCAGATTTTCACATGGGCGAACAATGCATAATTGTGGAGGTGTAATTCCTAATTGTAAAAGTATTACACAAATGAAAGATCGTGGATCATATTCAATTTTATATACTAATGGCACTGAAAAAGTATTTTCAACATTTGGTCATTTAGTAACATTTATTACAGATGAATATATGGATAATAATTCTGTTCCTTATAGAAGACGCGCAGAACATGAAAATAGAATAAGACAAACTTTATTTGATAATGGTATAACAGCGAGAGGTACAAAAACTAGAAAGAATAGGGGAAAAAGAATTAACAGAAGAAAGGGAAGTAAATAAATAAATAAATAAGTAAATAAAAAAGTGTTAATTACAATTACAGAGTTTACATCTATCTAACTATCTATCTAACTATCTATCTAACTATCTAAATTTACTATTACTTACTATTATATCTTCGTTGTTTAAGATATCTAGTTTCTGGATGATCAATACGATTAATATATGTTTTAATTAAACTAATTAATCCATAAATATTTGTATGTGAAAGTGATTCCAATTGCTCTATACTTTCCTCTTCTCTTTCCTCTTCTTCCTCTTCTTTTTCCTCTTCTTCCTCTTCTTTTTCCTCTTCTGTCTCTTCTTCTCCCTCCTCTTCTCTTTCCTCTTCTCCCTCCTCTTCTCTTTCCTCTTTTTTCCTTTCTTCTTTTGCTTCTTCCTCCTTACCTTGTTCTTCACGATCCTTTTGCATATTATTCGCATCCTGCTCACTTTGTCTTTTTAACATATTTTTATATACGTCTGGTGTGCAAATTTCAAATAAATATGACATCAATCTTAATAAATAAACAAATATACTAATTTTTATAATAGGAGGTTCTTCTTTAATTATTTTTACTGGTTGATTCATTGCTTGTTTAGCAATTGATCGTAAATTATATCTATGTTGAATAGTGGATGACATTGTTTTAATTAATACTTACCAATTATTAATTAAAAGGATTTCAATTTTTTTAAGAATTATTTTTTTGTATTATTTTGTCCTTGTCGTTGTTTTCTTTTTTTCTTTTTTTTAGAATTTTTCTTTTTACCTTTTTTCTTAGTTTTACCTCGAGCTGCTCTTGGACCCTCCCTTCTTGAAAAATGTCTCAGACTTGTAGGTAAACATGAACCAAATACAGATTCTGAACATGTTTTTGGAAAAAGATTCTTTAATTCCTCTTCAAAATAATCATTTAATTCTGCGTGATCACTATTATCTTTTTTTTTATTTCGTTCAAGCATATGTAACCAATTTCTATATTTAAATTTGTTAGTTATAGGATATCTTTTTAAATTAACTATAATACAATCAAATACATTTCGTAATATTTCTTCAGATACCATTTTATCAAATACTGTACTATTTGTGCTCATAAATAAAACATTAGTCATAATATCTGTCATATCAATAGAATTAATTCTATATTTTTCAAAAAAACTATTTATTGTATTTGTACTATTAAATATAATTGCTACCATATACCATTTTCTAAATAGATTTATATATTTATCTCTATATTCATCATCATATGAATTATCTAAATGATTGGGTATATATGCAGGTAATTTATCAGAAATGGATTCATTTAATGCAGCTAACTCAACTAAACTATATTCATTAGTTGGTTCTAAATAATCAATGCGAACTTGGTCTGGACTTAAATCTAAATCTTTTTTGCTTATATATATATAAATATCATTACCATGTTCTGGTTTCCCCCTAGAGTTTTTAATTTTTAATTGTTTATTAGATGGTTTAGAATAATCATAATCTACAATAGTTACTGCATGATCATTACCTGAAAATTGTGATAATTCATTGCTAGTTGATTTATTATAAGAATTATTTAATTGTAAAAATTCAGATTGACTGAATTCAGATGTGCTTGCATTTGGTTTGGTCTTAGTTGGAGATTTCATAAATGGTATTAAACCATTTATACTTAAACTAACATATAACCCTAAATCAATTATTTCTTTTATTTTATCAAAAAAATTATTTTGATGTTCAATTAACTGTTCTGGTGTCGTTACTTTATTCATAAAGTCTTGGGTATATTGCATAAATGGAGCAGTATATTTAGTTTCAATTAGACCAAATTGTTCAATTATTGGTTGCAAATGTTCACAATATTTTGGATCTCCTAAATTACATATTTGATTTAAAGTTATTCTTCCATTTTTTAAATCATTAAAAATTCGTAATAAATAAAAGAATACAAAATCAGGCATACCTCCTTGACATTCAAACTTTTCTATAGTTATTTTATGTAAGAAAAAATACATTAAAATACTATTATAATTGCCTGGATTTTTACAAAGTTTTTCAATATCATGTGTCTTTGAAAAAACTGAAAATGGTTCTTTAATTAAATATAAATCATCACATGCATTTTCTTTAATAGAATGAAATGGATCGTATTTTTCAGGTTTTTCAAAAAACTCACGCGAAATCATTCTTAAAAATACACGTGTTGCTGAATGGGCAAAACAATCTCCTGTCATTTGGTTAGCTACGTTAGTTGATAATTGTCTTTTTAATGGAGATGTCACTAAAGATGTGGATATAGCTACGGACATTGGTGAAAATATCATATCATTATTATTAGATTCAGTTTTAACTTTAGCTAGTGATTGTTCATATTGTTGTTGTCGTTCTTCTCTATCTTCTCTCATACTTTTTTCAAGATATGTTTCAAATTTAGGTTTATGAGGATGATAATCATCATCATCATCATCAAAAGTCTTTGTTTTTTTAATATAGATTGGTTTTACTGGTGCTTTACTAGTTGATGCTTTTACTGCTTTTTCTGCTGCTTTTTCCGATACTTTTACTGCTTTTACTGATGCTTTTTCTGATGCTTTTTCTGCTGCTTTAATACTTTTTTCTTCTTTTTCTAAAGCACTTTTAACTTGTTTTTCATCATTTAATTTTTTATTAAGTGCATCTATAGCATTTTGATCTTTTAAACAATTTTCTGGGGATGGTTCTAATCCTGATTTACAACATTTATTATAATAATCATTTTTTTTGTTTTTTTTGTAACGAGAATATTCTGTAGGGCATCGACTACTCATATAGTATATTAAATTTCTTCACTACCTACTTTTGTTAAATAATTCCCAATTTTTAATATTAGCCATGCACCAAGTACTGTCCACATTAAACATAAAGAATTGCCTCCATTATAAATAACCCATCTTAAAGCTTGACAATGAGGCAACACCGCAGCAAATGGAGATTGAACAATTCCCATAAATGTGCTAGGAACGCAAAATTCTGTATATAAATGTGACGCCAAATGATGGCATATAATATAGCATATATAGATGCCAATAATTCTACCGAGTTTATAAAAGAATTGTTTCATCATAGTTTGTAATTATAATAGTAGATGTAAGATAGTAATGCATATCAATTTTTAATAAAAAAAAAGGTTTTTCTTTTTATTTTCTTTTTATTTTCTTTCTTTTTATTTTCTTTCTTTTTATTTTCTTTCTTTTTATTTTCTTTCTTTTTATTTTCTTTCTTTTTATTTTCTTTCTTTCTATTTTCTTTCTTTTTATTTTCTATCTACTATTTTTTCTATCTACTATTTTTCTATCTACTATTTTTCTCTATCTACTTCTACTTACCAGAAATGATTAAATCGTCGCTCAATATAATACTCCAAATCTTTCCAGGGACCTCCTTTTTCATCTGCATATTTAATTTTCTCTCTACTTGGTTCACAACAAGTAACGGCAGGATTTACTTGCTGGGATGGTTGAGCTAGATAAACCGGTTGCTTCGGTCGAGACATCCAATTTTTAATAACCGCATTGTTTGCTGCAACTCGTTGAGTCCGTAGTTTATCGTTTTTAACACTTAAAATATGTTGTTGTCCTCGTAGTTGATCATATGACATATTTTTGTAATTACGCGGGTCTTCTTCTTTTTCTTCATCTTCATCGTATTCTTTGACTTCATCTTCATCGCTCTCATAATATGGTTTATGAAATTCCTCCCATACACCGTGAGTACCGGGGAATTTTTCCAAAAATACTTCTTTTTTAGTCATGTCCTCAAATAACTTACGCGTATTTTTAATCGGAAAATGCTTGTCAATTTTTAGAGGGTTATGCAATGGACATAATGGAGTTGTTCGGCATTTGAATCCTGGTGGAGGGTATGGTGCTTCGTCAGAAGAGGAGCAGGAACAGGAACAGGAACATGAACAGGAGTAACCGGAAGAGGAACAGGAACAGGAATCGAAACAGGAACAGGAACTGAAAGAGTTAGCTAATACTATTAGAGTAGTTACACCACGTTTTTCACACTCAGCACAAGTAATTACTTGCATACCCATTAAATCTAATATTTTATTTGCTTCTTCTTCTTCTCCGTCTTCTGTTTCTTCTGTTTCTTCTGTTACTTCTACTACTGGTCTTTCTGCTACTGCTACGGGTCTTACTGCTACTGCTCCGTATCCGGGTTTTTTTCTGTTATCATTAAATTTTTGTAATTCAACCAAAAACCCATCCTTTGAAAATGGTATTGATTTATTCATTATTAGTTCAGTCATTATAGTTTTAGTAATTAATACTTATAGAAACTTTACGAAAAGTATTTCAATTTTTTCAACCTTTAAGAAAGGTTGATCCAAACTTAGACCGCAAAAGACCGCAAAAGACCGCAAAAACTTATAACCCGAGTATAAGTTACCATACTATTTAATATTTTACTTCAGAGTTTGGATCAACCTTTCTTAAAGGTTGAAAAAATTGAAATGTTTTTCTAAAAACTTAACATAAGTATTTGATATAAAATAACAAGTAAAATGAATTTATTAACCGTGTTTCAATCAGTAAAAATATTGCCTGAGGAGATAGAAAGGTACGTATATGAGTTTCTCCCAACAGTTGAACAATATAGACAAGAATTTATATTTGCGAAATATGGTTTCCCAATGTATAAAAATATGGAAAAACAGGATAGTATAACATTTGCAGAAAGATCTTATGTAAAAGCCGGTCTTAAAAAAAAATATCCCACTGGATATATAGACAAATCACCTTGGTCAAATGATACATGTTTTATAGTACCAAATGGAACTATAGATGATGCGCCAATTATGGAGAGATATAAAAAAATATTTAAAAAATGGTCTGTTGCACAGATTATTAATTATATATTAAAATGGTTTATACCCGCAGATGCATCTCAACCAGATATTCATTTAAAAATACTTCCTATATTTTCAAGAAAAAGTAGTGTATTTAATTATCCTAATGATAAATGGACAAACACATTTAGAGAGTATGAATTTCGCGAGTATGAAATGATGCGAGATGCTGTTATAACAAATAAATATCGAACTCAATGTAATAAGCGTAACAATATTAAAAGAAGACAATACAGAGCAGAATGGAAGGCATTTCCACTAACTCACGAATCGCACAAGTTTTCAATGAAACAGTGGACCGACTATCAAATATTTATAGACTATTTGTATGCGAAGGATATGTGCTATGATTGCTCAAGAAAATGGATAAAGAATGATGATGAAGAAGGAGGAGAAGGAGAAGGAGAATGGATAATGCAAGAAACTCCTGATAATAAAGTTATATATAATGTAGATAACCGAGGTAAAGTATTTATAAAAGTGTTAACATGTGTTGAAACCGGAAACACAAAGGAATTAAAGAGTGATCCAAGAGCGTGCAATGACTGCGCTAAAAAACAATTAATTAAACAAATGAAAGGCGCTGCTTATTACTTCTAAACCACCTTTAGTCAGCTTGCGCCTAATAAGGTGGTGCCAAATCTGAAGCAATCCACCTTTAGTCAGCTTGCGCCTAATAAGGTGGTGCCAAATCTGAAGCAATCCACCTTTAGTCAGCTTGCGCCTAATAAGGTGGTGCCAAATCTGAAGCAAATATTAAATAAAAATTAATAATAATTTTGAAATGTAATTAACTAACTTTTTTATTTAATTTTGCTCCAATTTTTTACACCTTTTCTCATTTAAAACGCCCATAAAATAATATAAAAATAAAATAATATAAAAATAATATAATATAATATGAATATATATTATGGATAAAGACAGCTTAAAATATTATATAGATAACCAATCTACTAATCCAATTTTAGAAGAACGTATAAATGAAAATAAGCAACTCAAGAGATATTTAATATTCTCTTCTATGACCCAGTGGAACCTTAAAAAACCCGAACAAATAATCGGAAGAGCAATGCGACTACCTCAAAAAAATAATGATAAAGATGGGCATTTTAAATGAGAAAAGGTGTAAAAAAGTGGATATTTTGCTCCACTTTTCTTAAAAGTGGATATTTTGCTCCACTTTTCTAAAGTGGATATTTTGCTCCACTTTTTACAAAAGTATAAAAATTGAAATGCATTTCCAAATACTTTTTATAAGTATTAAGTCAAAACAAATCAAAATGAGTTTAACATTGAATCAAATTTTAATGAAAGTTCTTCCAGAACAAATGAGAAAGTTGCCAGAGGATGTAATATATTATGTGATTGGTTCATTTATACCAGTTGCTGAAATAATTAAAACAATAATATATCAAAAATATTATTATCAGGTAAGTAATGTAAATAGAAATTTATTTACACTGGCACAATTTTTGGACCATTTTTCCTATCCTTTGCCAAAATATACTATTAATGAATTTGTAGACGAAGACGCATATCAAGCAATGAAGGTTAGAGTAATCATTTTGAAAACAAGATGTGCCGTAATCAGAATGAAAAAAAGAAGAGCTAACAATTGCGCTAGAATACGCATATCAAGCAATGAAAGTTAGAGCACTTTTGTATTTGTATTTGTATTTGTATTTGTATTTGTATTTTGTAATTAATTAATATTTTTTACATTATTTTTGTCTGTTTAGGTTGTTTAAGTAAATTTGTTATAATATCATAATCTTTTTTATTTTTATTTTCACATATTGTAATAATTCTGTGGACAGCTTCAACTACTCCACAACCTAACACACCAAATCCGTCAATATGATATTTATTCAGATGTATTTCATACATGTTTGGTTGTTTTATAATTTCAATAATATGTAATTTATTTATTACCCTTGATGATAAGTTAATAAAATGTTTCATTTTGCTGGATATATATATATTTAATGGTATCTTTTTATATTATTTGTAATTAATCTATTTCTTCTACTACCACCCCATACATATTTTCTACATATTGTTTAATTGCGGCCCAAACAATATATCCAGTCCGGTCCTTAAACCCCGCATTATAAATCCATTCATCATATTCACATTGATACGCATATCTTGTTTGAGGGGGCAAACTTCTACATTTACTATTTACTTGAATTAATGCATGTAATCGTTGTCCAGAATGAACAGATATATCATCACGAAATGTATCTGGCGGCATTTGATATTTATAGGCAGGGTTCTCTTCAGTAAATGGTAAAATTATTGTAACCTCTTTTACATTCATATCGGGTAGATTTAATAAAATAGTAATACTTGATGTTACAGTTTCTTCATTATAATTAAACCTAATTGGTTTATAAACTTTATTTTCTTCTATTTCATAAACTCTTAATAGTCCATCAATACCCTTCATCGGGTAATTTGCTAATGTTAATGACATTTTTAATTAATAAATTAAGTATTTAATAAAAAATGTATTTCAATTTTTTTTAATGTATAAAAATTGATATCTTTTTATTTCTCTCTTCTCTCATTATAAAGTAAAATGAATAAAGAAAAGAATAAGAAGAAAGTTATCCTAGAATTTTATATTCCATCTAAAAAACCAATATTAACAGGTGATGAAAAGCAGGCAAATGGATATATAAAATGTGAAATATATAATACATTTAAGATCTGCAAAGGAATGCAAGGTTGCGCTGGAAATATTATGGTTATACAATTAGATAATGGACAAATACTAAAAACAAATGATTTATGGATATGCTCTGAAACTTGGACAAAAGAATTGCCTCAAACATTTTTAGAAGATGAAATAGTAATGGGAGAAATTGTATCTGATTGGAATAAATGTAAAGAATATATAAAAATGACTGAAGGAGTTGAATCTTATATTTATTAAATAAATTGATTATACTATATTTAAATATAACTAAGTATATAATTAAAATGACAGAAGATGAAGAAGATAATATGTTAATGATGGCAGAGTTCAGTAAAAAGAAAAAGAAGCAAAAGAAATCTGTTGAAGTAGAAAAATTAGAAAAAGAAGGTACCGATTCTATTGCTGGCGGTACATTGGTTTCAGAAGGAGGTGAACCTTCCCCTTATTTATATCAAACAATGTTAGATAGGGTATATGAATTATTAAATAAAAATAATCCAGAAATTTCAAATATAAAAAAATATAAATTGCCTCCAATCCAAATCATAAAAAATGGACCTAAAAAAATTATATGGGTTAATTTTAATGAAATATGTAAATGTATGAATCGAACTGTAGAGCATCTTTTTCAGTATTTCTTATCCGAATTAGGTGCCGAAGGGTCACTAGATGAGCACGTCAGATTTATTATTAAAGGTAGATTTGCACCATTATATATTGAATCTATATTGCGAAAATATATTCAAGAATATGTGTTATGCACATCGTGCGGTAGTTTTAATACCCGATTGACAAAAGATAGTGTATCCAGATTATATTTCTTATTTTGCAATGATTGTGTTTGTTCCAAATCTGTTGCAACTATTAACACAGGATTTCACGCTCAAACCCGTGCAGATAGAGTGGCACTAAAAAATGGTTAATATATAAGTATTTCAAATAATTATATATTAAAATTAACAGTTCAAAGTTTCGATCTTTGGTCCCTCTGGTTATGAGCCAGATGCGCTTCCTCTGCGCCAAACTGTTATTTTTGCTGGTAGCATTTTGGTTTCTAATAAGTGAAAGTTTTAATTGCTGTATACTACAAATATATATGGCGAGGTGTCTTTAAGTAGTTTATCCACTTTTATTACACCTTTTCTCATTTGAATCGCTTTCAGTTCCGGCTTTAGCCGGAACCATAACAAAGTGGGCGGATTTGAGTGAGGAAGGTGATGCTGATTTATGGTTGACGACAAAGTCGTCTATATCATTTAGAAAAATATCTATTATATTTAGTTTCCGTTATACATAAATATTAAAAGTAAAATATAAAAGAATAATATGAATAAAGAAAAGAGATAAATCCAATTTGTTGTGATATTTGTGGTGAATATAAAACAGATAAAGATGTACAATTATATGAAATGATAAATGAGTTAATTCAAAAAATGGATCATTTAACAAAAGAGCAATTAGAAGGCGCAATATTTGTATTATATTATATTTCTGGGTATATGAAAGAATTACATTTTGATAAAAAAAAAGTATATTCAAGAAAGGCATTAGTAACCGCATTATCAGAAATTAATGAAAATTTATTAATAAGATTTAAACATTTTACAAAAGTGATGGAATATGAAAAAAGAGAGAAACTTGGTGAAGGAAATGCTTTAATTAGTGAATACGATGAGTCAAATTAATTAAGGGTTTTCCTTTGTACCATTTTCTCTCTTTTTACTTTTGTTATATTTATTTTTACTTTTGTTATATTTATTTTTACTTTTGTTATATTTATTTTTACTTTTTCTTTTTTTACCCTTGCTTCTTTTTTTACCTTTTTTACTTCTGTTTCCTTTTCCTCTTTTAGTTGGACTATATTTTAATTCATTAAATTCATATAAAATATATGTTTGTACATAATAATTAATTAAATTATTTAACCATTTTAATTGATCTTCATCTAAAGATCCATCTTTTATTTTATTATCAATTTCAATAAAAAATTGCTGTATAGTCATATCAATTGTTTTTGGTATTATAGAATCAAATATTTCAAGATATTTATCATGTAAAAGTCTATATTTTATTTGAATATCTGCCAATATTTGTTCATTATTTTCTATTTTTTCTTCATTTTTTGCAATGAGTTCTATTAATTTATCAGATAAATGTCGTTTTTTTAATTTAATATTGTGATTTGTTAAAAACTCTTTTGAATTAACCTCTAATTCTTGTTCTTTATCTTTATCTACACCATTTATAATTATTTGTCTTAATGTTTCAACTGGTAATCTTATAAATTCTAAATTATGTCTTTTTTCATTTTCAAAGTTTGAAGATTTATATCCTTTTGAATTATACCAAGATTCTCCTTTTGTTAAAATTTTTAAATTGGCTAAACTTATATCATAATCAGTAATACTACTCGCATCTAATAATTTAATATTATATTCATATTTTTTCGCGAATTGTTCTAAATTATTTAAAAAAATAGTTCCACTTGTATCGCATTTTTTAAGTATTTTTAAATAAATAAATTTATCATCTATATTAAATGTAAGAGAACCACAACGTGTTTGAGTTAAATTAGATTTAATAATTAAATAACCTTGTTCAAAGGTTATTGTATATTTTTCTCTATCAAAAAAATCATATAATGCTTTTATTACACTTTCTAAATCTGTTAAATAAATTAAATCTTCGCTCATATACTTTATCTCTCTCTTTTATTTAATTTAGAAAGAACAATTTAAAAATACAATAATAAATAAATCATGAATATACAAATCGCATCAGAAATATTACATATTGATAATATATATTTAATTACTTTAACAGAATTAAAAAAGAAATATCATAAAATGGCATTACAGTATCATCCGGATAACATCTGAAATTATAAAACTCGTTTACCTTTTACACCTTTTCTCATTTCAAACGCCTATTTTATAAAAAAATAATATAAACATAATTATTTATACTATTTATTAAGAATGAATAGAGTAGAACAAATGAAAAAAATTCAAAACGAAGCGTTAGAGTTATTTACCAAAAAAAATATAGATTATGTCGACGCATTCGCAAAATATGGAGTTATTGGTGTTTTAATGCGAATAGAAGATAAACTACAACGCTCAATGTCTATAACAAAAAATGGAGTAAATTTAATAAACGACGAGGGAATTCGTGATACACTTATAGATTTACATAATTACGCAGCTATGGCGTTAATGTTGCTGGATGAATAACGGGCATTTTAAATGAGAAAAGGTGTAAAAGTGGAGCAAAATAGAATATAAATATATTATAAAAATTGAATCACAATTTATCAAAATAAGTACAATTATTAATAACCAAAAATGTCAATTACATATATGAATTTAACTGGTGATAATGTTGCTCCTTATAAAGTTAATAGTTTTACTTGGTCTAAGTCTACAAACGATGTGACCGCTAATATTACCATATCTAGCAGTTATATTGGCGCTGAAACTGATTTAACCGTTGAATTAAAATTGGATCACGAAGATAAAATTAATAGAGATCCAAACCAGAATTATTTTATGCCCAAACAATGTTTTTCAATAACAAAAAATGGACAAATTTATGCAAATAGAGAAAAATTAATGCGGATAAAAAATACAAATGATTTATCAGTTTTAAATGCTATTGCTTCAGCATATGGAGGCAATTCAACTATTGATCGTGAAGCTTATCAATGGGAATTTGATAGACAAGCTTATAAAGATGATATCAATGATTATGGATGTATTAAATCAATAAATACAGTTGTTTGGCAAAATGCGGACCGTTTTATAATGATGACATTAGATGAAAATGAACATATAAAAGATAGGGCAGAATTTCTAGCTAGGCAATTAGTTAAAGCAAGTCAGCAGTTAGAGGTAGTTAAGTTAGATGCATAGTTAGTTAATTTATTTTATCTGTATAAAATTATTAATATATTTCATTTTTTTCTTCTAGTTTTCTTTTTTCGTTTCCTTTTCTCTCTTTCTTCTTTATTTATTGTTTTCTTTGTTCTTTCTTTTTTTGTATATTTTTTTCTTCCAAATGCTCTATCAACCTGAGCATTTTCTTTATGCTCTAATTGAGTAATTCTTTCTCTTACTTCTTCAAATGATTCATTCATGTCAGCACATGATCTACATGACATATCAATAATATTAATAATTTTACCACCAAGACTATGCATATATCCAACAATATCACTTAAAAAAAGGGTAGGTATTTTATTATCTTTATGAAAAAATCTATCTTTAAAATCTTTATTATATCCTTTTTTAGATGTCAAATCATCTCCTATTTTCATCGGACCTTTATAATTACATGTATCTAATACTATAATTCCAAAATCAGTAATTGGTCTTACTGATTTTAAATCAAAAAAATCATATACTTTATTTATTACTGGAGTATGTAATCGATGGGTTTGATCAGTTTCTGCATCTCTCACTGCTAATTTTACAGAAGGTTCAGCAGTCTCTTCAAAATTAACAGTAAATGCTTTTTTTCTTTTTACAATTTCTCTATAATTTTCAGAATAAGAACTGTGAACAATATATTTTTGTAAAAAATCAAATGTACTTTGAGGTCGAGCATTTCCTTCCTCATCAAAACTAAAATTTGGAATTGTTTGACACGTATTTGCACTTGGAAACTCGGCATATAATTCTTTCATAAGTTTTGGTTTAGATATTCCTCTAACTTTCGCAATTTCTGTTAATTGTTTATGATTTGATTTTTCTACATTATCAAATAATTCTCTTATTTTAGATAATTCATCACGTTCTCCTAAAAATACAGATCCTACTCCTCCTGCTAAATAAACAATTCTAACATCATTATCTTTAAATTCTTCTAGAGGTAATTCTCCGCCATGCGCCCAAATTAATATTGTAAATATAGATGGGTTAATAGATGCTTCCATATTAAATATATTTATTATTATTATCAACAAATATAAAACTATCAATAAACCCTTCAATACCTATAGTCTGGTCATAATTCATAAATTGTAAAATTTGCACTCTATATGTAAGCGTGGTCCATTCATTCAAGATTTCATGTTTAAACTGAAACTGACTTTTTGTCAAAAGCATAATAATTGCTTCTATCATACTTATAAATTGATTTGCCGTATTATCATGCAAATCAATGTTTAATTTTATAAAACTTAAGAAACAATGGTGTATTTTTTTATTTGCTGCAAGAGTTCGTCTCAATAATTGTTTGTCGCTATTCATTTTACTTTACTTTTACTTTATTGGATGAAAAGAAGAGAGAAAAAAGGATTTCAATTTTTTGCAATTTAATAAAGGTGTAAAGTAGGTAATATAGCAAAAAATATAATAAAGAGTTGGATTATAATATTTTATTATAATATGAATGCATCTAGTAAGGCAACAACTAGTAAGGCAACAACTAGTAAGGCAACAACTAGTAAGGCAACAACTAGTAAGGCAACAACTAGTAAAAAAAGTAAAAAAAGTAAATCAAAAGTAACAGTAAAAGCGCTATCAAAAATAGTAGAAAGAGAAAGTAATAGTTCTAACGATTCAATAAGTCCATCAATAAGTCCATCAATAAGTCCATCAATACCTGGAAGTTTAAAACGTGTAGTATCAGCTGATACAAAAGTTCAAAGGTATGATGATTGCTTTGCATATTCCATTAGTCGAATATTATGCAAATGGATAAGAGTTCATAATTCAAAGTTTTTCCCCAATTTTAATGAATATGATAATAGATTATCTACTGCATTTCCAGTTGAACGATTTTATGAATCTACTACAAAAACATCTCTAGAAGAAGTACCAGATTTAATTTCTTTTATAGAATCAAATCAAATACCAAAATCAGTTTATTTAAATCATTGTTTATTTATATTATTGTATTCAGTTATAGTTAGAGAATTTGGTTGTAATGCATCAAATATAGAAATGGCGTTTGTATATATTTGTTATCAAATAAATACTACACAATCAGTTCATAGTTTAATGGCAAATTGTCCAATTTATCAAGACTATTGTAATATTTGTTTAGATGTGTTATTACATAATGTTAAATCTAAAATGGAATCAATTAATGTTGTTAGTCCAATAGATGGTTCTAAATACAGTGTATTTACAGATGTTAATCCTTTACTACCAGTTAACCAAGCTGTTCCCGTTGATTCACAAATTGTTCCACAAGTTAATTCATTTTATCCAATAATTATTGAAAGACAACTTATTCAATATTATGATTGGAAACATATATATGGCGCTAAAGGAAAATTACCATTTTATTATGGAACAGGTGTTGCTGAGTTTAAAGAGTCTGTTGACTTTTTTTATATGCTGATTGAATATAATATAAAACTATTTAATAATTATTTAGCTTTGCTATGTAATATAGCACTATTTAGGGCTAAAAGTGAATTTGGAATAGATACTGAAATAACTTTACAAAATTTACTTGATCACTCTATAAAATCAGATGCAGAAAAAAAATATAATAATCATATAGTAACTATTATTGATTATAATTATGATAATCCCAATAATAGACAAATTAAAATTAAAAATACATGGTCTGTTGATAATCCAACAATGATTATTTATGAAGCAGAACTATTTAATTATATAATGTTTAGAAATGATAATATTGTAAATATATATTTTATAGCTCAAAAAAATACTAAAGAATCTGATTGGATTACAATTGACGATTCGTCCGATAAACTTATTTCAAACCCGCGTAAAACTAGAAGAATGAAAAGAATAAGAGGGAGAACAAAAAGAGGAAAAGGAAAAGGGCAAGGAAAAGGGCAAGGAAAAGGGCAAGGAAAATGAAATCTTCTAATTAATTCGCATTAGGTTTTCTTTTTATTTACATATTTTTCTAATTTAAGTAACATTTCCCATTCGTGATCTATAATTTCTTCTCTAGATGGTTGTTGAGATGGACATCTTTTATTTATTTCGTTTTGAAGATTTTTATTCATTTTTTCTTTAGTAATTTGTTTAATAATTTCTGGCATTTCTATCAATACTTTACAGAGAGAACAAGAAAAGGGTTTCAATTTTAATTACAATTACAAAACAACTTAAAGACACAAAACAAATACTTACCATTATTTTTCATCATCCGTATAAAACAATTAGCATTAAATATCATAAAGAGTTGGATTATAATATGAATGCATCTATATTTTTATGATTTATTGGATTATAAAAAATTATGTATTCATAAATGATTATGAACCGACCGAACAGCCGACAGAATCAAAAGACGAAGCAAAAGAAGAAGTAAAATAAGAAGCAAAAGAAGCCAATCAAGTAACATTTGCAGATTCAATACCAATATTTCCAATAGTTCCAATAATTGAACAGTCAAAAGGCGCTGTCGTAAAAATTATACGCAAAACCAAGAAAATACTGTCAAAATAAAATAACATAATAATATAATATAATGGCAGAATTTAATAAATTGGTCGGATTTATTTCGAATAAAAAAGAAATCGATGCAATCGAATTTTTGGGTGGCCTAAACTGGAACCTTCCAAATACGTTAGATAAAACAAATACATCAATACTTATGTTGGCGTGTAAACATAATTGCGAAGTATTAGCATTATTTTTACTTGACGGTTTCGAAATTAAAGGTAATCATTTAAATTTATTCCAAGTTTCAGATAACAAATATACCGCATTAACATATGCTTGTCAACAAAAATTACCGGTTGTAATTGTAAAAATAATCGATTTATTACAAACACATAATCGGACAGATTTAGTAGCAATTCCAAATAATGTGAATTGCACTGCATTAATATATGCAACTTATAATGAAATGCCTGATATAGTCGCAAAAATTATTGACACGGGACATTCAAATGCGAGTATAGTATCAGCAAACGGTAATACTGCTCTTATACTTGCATGTAAAAGTAATGCAGAAAATAGTGCAATATTAATATTAGAAACAGGTGAATCAAATCCGACACATGTATATCAAGATTTTACTGCATTAATATGTGCATGTTCAATGGGAATGAACATAATATCAATGAAGATTGTTGATATATTTCAAAAAATATTGGCTTCAAATAAATCGGCCGATATAAAAACAGAGGTTCGTAAATCGTTGGCTCAAACAAGTATAATGAATGCTTCTGCATTATATTATGCTTGTGCGAAAAACCTCGAATTAGTTGCAATAAAATTAATTAAAATGAATGTATGCGATCCAGGATTACAAACAACGCATATTGCTAATACAATGAAAACTCCGTTAATGGCTGCAATACACCGAAAGAGTGCGCCAATTGTAATTGCATTAATTAAAACGGGTCGTCATAATCCGGGGGCAGTAAGCTCGGATTCATACACAGCATTAATGTATGCGTGTCAATTTCATTTAGAAACAATCGCAGTTGCAATTATTATGGCAGGAGATTCGAATTACGAGCACGTATCTACGTCGGCTGCAAATTCGCCAATAGGAACAACTGCCTTAAAAATTGCGACCGCATTTAATCTAGAACAAGTTATATCAACAATTAAGTCAAAACAGCGAATATTACCTGCAATAAATCCTCACCATAATATATCTATACACAATTCAAATGCAACGAATATATTGGCGTCATTTTATCTCAACCATATTGGGAGTATTCCACCGGAAATATTGGGCGACCAAAGAATAATGAATCATCAATCGGCCTTGGATAAACCCGCGTTTAATACAATAATTAATACATATGGGTTTTGCAATAATCCATTGGGAGGGGTTGGTTCCGGATATTCTGCTCGATCAATAGACCATGCACATATGATTGTAATATTATCTACCCCCGCACCTGATAATATATTAATTGGGTTTGCAACACTTATGTTTGATGTGGATAATATTAATATTCCGGTTATATGTGGAGATGCAACATTTCAAAAAGTATCAAATATAATATTTGACATTGTTGAACAATTATGTATAGTTGCCCATCTACCAAAAATTACATTAGAAGCAACTCGCCCTCGTGTAGATATTTATAAACGGTTTCATTTTATGTTAGATCCAGGAGTAACTGGATTAAGCGGAACGAATCCTATGACGAAAATCGTGAATCATTCAGTTAATGCGTTTGATTTTGACAATTTAGATCAACCCATTGGTAAAATTACACGTAGACAAAGCGGAATTATTACTGGCAGGTCACCTAGAATACCATTGGCTCCATCGTCTCCTCTGTCTCCATTGTCTCCTCTGTCTTCATTGTCTCCTCTGTCTTCATCACCTGATAGTAAGGTAGATGTGGAAGATATTCAATTACAACTTAACCCACTAAACACAGTTATACATAGTGTTGGTAGTTTAATAAGTAAAATCGATTTAGATTCATCGACTACAAAAGGTAAAGGTATAAATCATACACAGAATATAGTGGTTAACAAAAAACAATGGTCCAAAAAACAATGGTCCAAAAAACAATGGTCCAAAAAACAATGGTCCAAAAAACAAAGACATAAAAACCCAGAACTTAAACTCAACAAAACTAATAAAAATGTTACCAAACCT